AGTGTGGGGGCCGTCGCCTCTGGGGTCATTGCCGCCGCCTCGTTTGCGTCTGGAGCGCTCGATGCCGTTTGGTCGACCGCGACGCGCGTGCTGACGGCCGCCACGAACCTCACGACCGCCCTGGCCACGCCGACCAACATCACCGCCGGCACGATCACGACGGTGACGACGGTGACCAACCTCAGTGCCACCGCCATTCAAGCGATCTGGGATGCGCTGACCTCGGCGCTGACGACCGTCGGCAGCATCGGTAAGTGGATTGTCGACAAGCTCGACGTCGTCGTCTCCACGCGCACGAAACCCGCGGATACCCAAGCGCGCGTCACGCTGGTCGACACGACGACGACGCTCACGAATGCGCCCTCGGATTCCTCGGGCGTCACGACGTTGCTCTCGAGGCTGAGCGCGCTGCGTGCGGGCTATCTCGACAACCTGAGCGCGGGCGCGGTGGCCTTGGAAGCGAGCCTGCAAGGACTGATCACCACGGTCGGTGTGGCTGGCGCTGGGTTGACGGCTGCTGACGATGCGGTGATTGCCGCGATCGCCGCCCTGAACAATTTGTCGCTAGCGAACGTGCGAACCGCCGTCGGCCTAGCTTCGGCCAACCTCGACACGCAGCTCGCCGCGATCGCTGTCTACATCGACACCGAAGTCGCCGCGATCTTGGCTAAGGTCAACAACCTGCCCTCGGATCCGGCCGACGCCTCCGACATCGCGGCCTTGTTCAGTGCGATCGCCGCGAGCCTCGCCGCGCTGAGTATCCCAACCACCGCGCAGATCGCCGACAAGCTGCTCGGGCGCAATCTGGCGGGCGGATCGGATGGGGTCCGGACGGTGCAAGACGCCCTGCGCTTCTCGCGCAACAAAGTCACCATCGTCCCGATCAACGCGACGTCCGGCACGCTCACCGTGTACGCCGAAGACGACACGACGCCGGCGTGGACGGGCGTCGTCACTCGGGCCTCAGCTGACGCCTTGAGCGCAGTGGATCCGGCATGAGGTTCTGGCTGTGGTGGACGGGCTCGCCGAGCGGGGTGACGCCCCCATCTGGTCCTTCGATCCTGGGTGTGCATGTGGTGCATGAGTCGGGCGAGACGCCTGGGGTGACAGACGTCTCGAGCTCGAGCCCAAGTGCGCGGCGCCGCTCGAGCGGATCCCCCACCCTCCGCAACGTGGAAGGCGAGTAGATGGCCATCGCGCGCGAACGCTTCACCGAAGGATCCTCAGGCTTCATCCGCGCCCAGATCGTGGACGTCTACGGCAATCCCGTGAACGGGGAAGACCTGACCCTGGCCACGTTGACGCTCTACGATCTGCAGACCCGCACAGTCATCAACGACCGAAGCGAACAAGACATCAACGGCGGCAGTCTCTCGCCCTCGACGCTGCATAACGTGACCTACGAAGCGGACGGGTATTTCCGCTGGGACCTGCAACCTGAAGTGCGCGGCGCCTCACCGACGGACCTGGGCGACAACCCGATCGTGACGGCCCGTCGCCAGATCGAACGCCACCGCGCCGAGTTTCATTTCGAATTCAGCGGCGGCGCCTTCAACTACGCGGTGGAGATTGAAGTCGTCGCGATGGAACAGGCGGGCTCGTGATGTCGGTGCGAACCGATGGGCGTTGATGGACCTGGTCAGCGCGTGGCGGAACCGCGATCCGCGTGAGAGCGCGAGTAAGCGTGGGTATGGATCCTCGCCCGGCAGTGCCTGGCAACGCTTCCGCCGACGCTTCGTCGCTCAACTGCTCGAGCGCGGGATCCCGCCCTACTGTGGCGCGCACCTGCCGGACGGGCCGTCGACGCAGGACAGCCAGTGCCAGGCCGACGGGATCAAGAACCCCGACGCGAACATCTTCGACCACGCGCCACCCCTGACCGAGGCCGAGCGCGCGGCCGCAGTCGCGGGCGATCGATCCGCGTTCGATGATCCCTTGCGCATTCAACTGTTGTGCGCGCGCTGTCACAACGCCAAGTCCCGACGCGAGCAGGACATGCGGTGAGAACGCCAGTGCTGGCACGCTGAATGATCGTGGGGGAAGGGGGGGTAGCGGAATGTTGGCGGCGCGGCCGCCCGAAAGACCGCCTGCCGTAAACGCGCGAGTTTTTCTCTTTTCAAAACTTCGGGGCTTTCAAAACCTGACGGGCTGAGGGGTCTCACAACATGGGTGGCGTCGGCAGCGGCGGACGGCGCGTCGGCTCCGGCCGGAAGCGGAAGCGCGGCGTGGTCCTCCAGCACCCCACGGCCGTCGCGATCGCCCCGACAGGAGCCGTCGAGCCCCCGGCGGAGCTCCAGGTGTCCTCGGACCTCGAGCGCCTCACGCGGGATCTCGCGTTTCTCCGGCAGGCGCAGGGCCCCGGCGACCCGAACCCGCAGATCGCCGAGCTCGAGACGCACGTCGCGGAGGTGCAGGCCCAGGCCCAGGCACTGACGGTCTGGCACGAGCTCGCCCCCCATGCCCTGGTCGCGCGGACGTTGACGCCGGCGACGACGGCCGCGTTCGTGATGTTGTGCCGGGCCGTGGTGCTCGAGCGGGCGCTCTGGGCGTCGCCCTCAGACGCGGGCGGGGCCAATCACCGGGGCCTGATGCACCGCATCGCGACCTGGAAGAAAGACTTCTGCCTCTCGCCGTTGGGCAAGCCGTTGTTTGAGGCGACGCCGAAAACGGTCGTCAAGTCGAAATGGTCCGGATTGCTCCGATGAAAGGCAACCCCGGATCCGATCAGGCCGTCGCCGTGTTGAACAACTTGACGCACACGAAAGGCCCGTTCGGCGGCCAGCCCTTCAACCTGCGCCCCTGGCAGCAGCGCGACATCGTGCGCCCGTTGTTTCAGACGAAAGCGGACGGGCGACGCCAGTACCGCACGTGTCTCCTGATGATGCCGCGCAAGAACGGCAAGAGCGAGCTCGCGGCGGGGTTCGCGATTCAGGGCCTGGCGTTCGACGGGGAGATCGGCGGGGAAGTGTACTCGTGCGCCGCGGACCTCGAGCAAGCCGCGATCGTGTTCAACGTGGCCGAGCAGATGGTGCGCGCCGATCCCGAGCTCCTGGACGCGATCGACATCATCCACTCGCAGCAGCGCATGGTGCACCGGGCGAGCGGCACGTTCTACCGGGCGATTTCGGCGGAGGCCTACAACAAGCACGGGTTCAACGCGTCGCGGATCATCTACGACGAAATGCACGCGGCGCCGAACCGCGATCTCTTCGATGTCTTGACAACGTCGATGGGTGCGCGGGACCAGCCGCTGCTCGTCGCGATCTCGACCGCCGGCTACGACAAGCATTCGATCCTGTGGGAGCTGTACGACCACGCAAAAAAGGTGCGCGAGACGCCGTCACTCGACCCGACGTTTCTGCCGATCCTCTACGAAATGCCGGCGGACGCGGACTGGACCGATGAACGCGCGTGGAAAAAATGCAACCCGGCGCTCGGGGATTTTCGCAGTCTCGAGGACATGCAGATCGCGTGCGTGCGCGCGCAGGAAATCCCGGCACAGGAGATGGCGTTCAGGCGGCTGTTTTGTAATCAGTGGACCGAGAGCGCCAGTCGCTGGATCCCCCTGGCCGCCTGGGATGCGTGCTGTGTGGTGGCCGCATGACGAAGGCCGAGTTTCGCGCGCGGCTGAAGGGCCGGCGCTGTTACGTCGGGCTCGACCTGTCGTCGACGAAGGATCTCACCGCGGCCGTCGGCGTCTTTCCGGACGACGTGGGGCCGGGCTTCGACGTGCTGTCTGCGTTCTTCGTGCCCCAGGACAACATCAAAGAGCGGGTGACGCGGGATCGGGTGCCGTATGACCAGTGGGTCCGGGAGGGGTATCTGACCGCGACGCCGGGCGCGGTCGTGAATTACGAGGCGGTGCGGAGCCTGTTGCACGTCTGGGCCCAGGAGTTCGATGTGCGCGAGCTCGGCTTCGATCCCTGGAATGCGACGGACCTCGTGATCCGACTGCAGACCCAGGACGGGATGACGTGTGTCCCGATTCGTCAAGGGTTCCGATCCTTGACGGCGCCGACGAAAGCGCTCGAGACGGCCATCCTCTCGAGAGCGCTGCGCCACGATGGGCATCCGATCCTGCGCTGGTGCGTGGGCAACATCGTCGTCGTGCCGGACGACGCGGGCAACTACAAGATGTCGAAAGCGGCGAGCACGGAAAAGATCGACGGGGGCTCCGCGCTCGTCAATGCGATGGACTGTATGGAACGGCATCGGCATACCGAACCCCCAAAATTTCAAATGCTGGTGCTGGGCGGCGCCCGCCCGTGAAGGACGCCAAGCCGGCGGCGGGGATCGTGGTCCCGCGGACGCGGGGACGGCCGCGGGTGGCGGAGCCCGGGGAGTCGGTCAGTACCTGGTTGACCGTCAAGGAACATGACCGGGTGATCGCGTTGGCGAAGACGGAAGAGGTCAGTATCTCGTCCTTGGTGCGATCGTTGTTGATGTTGCACGTGCCCTGAAAAGAAAATCCTGATGCGCGCGTGGACGATTCACAGTACGGCGCGCCCTTAGCTACCGCGTCGGGGGACTGGTGACTGATGCTGGCCGCCTAGCGGGTTCGTGATAGGGTTGATACGTTCTTGCCGGTTCGGCGATTCAGGCCGGCAGTTCGCCTGAGTGGGAGACGACACGCCTCGTCGCTAGGACCGGCCAATGGCCGGAACGGCCGCACCACTTTAGGCTCCAAAATCCATCGCCTTCCCACGGTCAGTGGCTGCGGTACGAGGGCGACGGGTCGAGCACTCCCTGACCACGCGCGTCGACTCCTCGTGACGCTTCTGCTTGTCTCGCCACCGCTGGACCGAGGCCGCCACCGCGACGCGATGCGTGAAGCAATACGCGAAGCCCTCGGCCGGCAGCCCGCACCACTGACAGCAGCCGTGCGCTTTCCAGCGGGCCCGCAGCGCCTGTTGCCACTGTCGCTGTCGGGGGCGCATCGATCAATCGTCGTCCCAATCCTCTTCGGCGCTATGTCGCCTCGCGACGTGCACGGGTCTCCCGCCGACCTCGTCTGACACACGTTCAAAGGTTTGCGCGAGCACGAACGCCACGCGCGCTTCATTCTCTCCGAGCGAGTCCGGCGTCACGGATCCGGCCTGGCGCAGCAGCGCGCAGAAGATCCGAAGCGCGATCTCCTCGCGCGTCAAAGCCATCGGGCCTAAGTCTCCTCTTCCGCGAAGCCGGGAATCAGACGCAGGCGTTCGATCGGTGTCTCTTCGGATTTGAACGCCAGTCGGGTGATGGGCTCGCCATTCAAGTACCCCGCGCCAAGGGACGCCACTGGTAAGGCGATCGTGTCGACGGGTTCGTACTGAGGCGTGGCGTCGGGTACCGATGACTTCCGCGCGAATACCCAGCGCGCGGGCCTCACCTGAAATCTGATCACCTGCCCGATCTGCACGTCATCAGGCGCCGGCAGCCAGCCGAGCAACTTCTGTGGCTGACAACAACAGCGGACTTCGAGTCTCAACTGATGCCTTTCAGGGCAATCGCCGCGTTCGCCGTCATCACGCATTCCCGCAACTTCCGGATCGCCGCGGTCTGGTCGGCCGACGGCGGCGTCTGATCGACGATGACGTGCGCGAGTTCCTTGGCCTTCGCGCGAATCGCCTCGTACTGCGCGGGCTGCGTCCCTTCGGGCGCGTGATAGGTGAACAGGTTCTCGATCTTGTCCTTCAGGTCCATCGCATTCCCCCTGTCGGCGGCTGCGGTACGACGGCGCGGGGCCCACCCGTCCTGACCACGCGCGACAGAGTGTCTCCTGATTTGTCCTACTGATCAAATCCCCCGCCGACCGATCCCGCCCATGCTCGAAGGCGGTGAAGCGCGCGTACAGCCTCCTCCGCGTCAAATCGATCGATGCGGAGCAGCGCATCCTCACGGGCATTGCCACGACCCCGGCCCCGGATCGCGCCGGCGATATCGTCGAGTCCGACGGCGCGCAGTTCCAGCTCCCAATCCCGCTCTTGTGGCAGCACAACAGCCGAGAACCGATCGGCGAAGTGTTTGCCGCGCACGTCACGAGCGAGGGCATCGAGATCCAAGCCCGCATCGTCACCATCGACGAACCCGGGCCGCTCCAAGATCGCATCAACGACGCCTGGCAGTCCCTGAAAGCGGGGCTCGTCAAAGGGCTGTCGATCGGGTTCCAGTCAATCGAAGAAGCCCTGCTCACCGACACGTACGCCTACCGCTACATCAAATGGCTGTGGCTCGAGCTCTCGTGCGTCACGATCCCCGCGAACGCGGACGCCACCATTCTCAATCTCAAATCGCACGACATCGGACTGGCCGCGCCAGGCCCTCGGTTCCGTGTCGTCCACCTCATGAAGTCCGGCGCCTCGGACATTTCGCGTGCGGGGACCCCCGCGCGCACGAGCCGGACCATGAAGAAACCCATCAGCGAACAAATCACCGACTTCGAAGCCACGCGCGCCGCCAAAGACGCCCGACGCACCGAGATTCAATCGAAAGCCTCCGAGGACGGACGCACGAAAGACGCGGCCGAGAAGGAAGAATTCGACACCCTGCGCGACGAAATCAAAGCGATCGACGAGGAACTGGTCGACCTGCGCGAGATGGAAGTCGCGAACAAAGCCGCGGCGAAGCCGATCAAGGCCGAGACCCCCGAGAAGGCCAGCGCCTCGCGCGCCGGGCACGTCATCACGATCGAGCGCACGTTGCCGAAGGGCTTTCTCTTCGCCCGCTACGCCATGTGCATGGCGAACTCCCGCGGCATCCCGGGGGAGGCGATCCGGCTCGCGAAAGAGCACTACAAGGACGATCCCGGCGTGCTGGCCCTCGTCGAAAAAACCGCCGTCGCCGGCGCCTCGACGACCGGCACCCATTGGCTGGCCGATATGGTCCCGTACAACGTCATGGCGGACTTCATCGAGTTCCAGCGGGCCGGATCCATCATCGGCAAGTTCGGCAGTCCGATTCCTGGGGCCCCCGGCCGGAACTATCCCAGCTTGCGGCGGGTCGGCTTCAACGAGCGCGTGAGCGGGATGTCGACGGGCTTCACGGCGGGCTGGAAGGGCGAAGGCCTGCCGGCCCTGCCGAGTGCGGCGGTCACCTTCAACATGGCCCTGCTCTTCAATTGCATGTCGGCCCTGGCCGTGCTGACAAAGGAATCCGTCCGGTTCTCGAACCCGAACGCCGAAACCGAAGTGCGGCGAGAATTGGCCGCGGCGGTGAACGGCAAGCTGGATCTCGACTTCGTCGATCCGGCGAAGGCCGCGAGTGGGACCACCTCGCCGGCCTCGATCACCTACGGCATCGCCGCGACCGCGCCCTCGGGCACCGGGGCGACGAACATCCGGCATGACCTCGCGGCCATCCTGGGGCAGTTCACCACGAACAAGCTGAATCCGTCCGACATCGTGCTGATCATGTCGGCCACGCAGGCGGCGCAGATCGCCATGATGGTGAATGCCCTCGGCCAGATGGACTTCCCGACGTTGACGATGGAGGGCGGCTATCTGCTCGGCTATCCCGTGATCGTGTCGGAGCATCTGACCTCGGTCGGATCGCCCTCCACGCAGACGATCATCGCCGTCAAGGCCTCGGACGTGTACCTCGCCGATGACGGCGTGGTGACCGTGGAAGCCAGCGATCAGGCGTCGATCGAAATGGTGGACACGTCGAACCAAAGTGCCATCTCCGGGACCGGCGCGTCGCTGGTCTCGCTGTGGCAGACCGGCGCGATCGGCCTGATGGCGAACCGGGAGATCACCTGGAAACTCCGTCGCTCGACGGCGGTCCAGTACATCTCGCCGGCCGCGTACGTCGTGCCGACCTCGTAACGTCGCCCGGACGGCGCGTGGCCCGGATAAGGACTGCGCGCCGTCCACCGTTCCCAAGGGGAGTGTCTGTGAAATATGTCGCCTTGAAAGCGCTGCCGCACGGACAACAACCCGGGGACGTCTTTGAGGAGTCGACCGCGATCGGGGAGGTGCTGATCCTGGTCGGCGCCGCGCGGAAAGCCGAGCCGGACGAAGACGTTCCCCAGAAGACCCCGTCGACCTCACGCGCCCCTCGTCGCTATCAGCGCCGCGATCTCCGGGTTGAGGAGTAACCCGTGCAGCTGCTCGGGGTCGATCTCTCGCGCGCTCGAGACGAGCCGATTACGCTCGGGCTCTCGGGACCGATCGTCAAAAGCCTCACCGGCCCGCTCGTCACCCAATGGCCGACCGCCCTGAATCACTGGTTCGGGACGATTCGCGAGTCCTTCGCCGGCGCCTGGCAGCGCTCGATCACGGTCGATCGGCAGGAAGTCCTGACGTACGGGACGGTCTGGGCCTGCGTCACCTTGATCGCCGCCGACATCGCGAAGCTCTGGCTGAACCTCGTCGAGGAAGACGCCGACGGCATCTGCACCCCGACTCAGAACCCCGCGTATTCCCCAGTCCTCCGCAAACCGAACCGGTTCTCGACGCGCGTGAAGTTTCTCGAGTACTGGATGATCTCGAAGTTCACGGCGGGCAACACCTACGTCCTGAAAGCCCGGGACAACCGCGGCGTCGTCACGGCGCTCTACGTGCTCGATCCGACGCGCGTCGACGTCCTCGTCGCCCCCGACGGCTCGGTGTTCTATGCGCTGGGCACGGATTACTTGTCGGGCCTCGAGGCGGCGAGCGTCGTCGTGCCGGCCCGGGAGATCATTCACGACCTCTGCGTCCCGCTCTATCACCCCCTCGTCGGGGTGTCGCCGATTCACGCGTGTGGGTTGGCCGCGACGCAAGGCCTCAAGATTCAGCAGACCTCCGCGCGCCTCGCGGCGAACGGCTCCCAACCCGGCGGCATTCTCACGGCGCCCTCCACGATCAGTAACGAGACCGCGAAACGCCTCGAGGACCACTGGGCCACGCACTACGCGGGCGAGCAGAACATGGGGAAGGTCGTCGCGCTCGGCGACGGGCTGACCTACACGCCCCTGATGATGTCGGCCGTCGACGCCCAGGTGATCGAGACGTTGAAGTGGACCGCGGAAACGATCTGCGCGTGCTTTCACGTGCCGGGGTACATGGTCGGGATCGGGCCCGCGCCCCCCTACACCGACATTCAATCGATCAACCTGCAGTACTACACCCAGGCCTTACAAAACCCGATCGAAAACCTCGAGGTCCTGCTCGAGGAAGGGCTCGAGCTCAAGGGCGCCTACAGCATCGAAGTCGATCTCGACGCGTTGGCGCGGATGGACACCAAGACCCAGGCGGCGACGGCCGTCGCGTTGGTCGGCGGCGGGATTGATACGCCGAACGAAGGCCGCGCGCGCTTCAACCGCAAGCCGAAACCCGGGGGCGACACGCCGTACCTCCAAGCGCAGATGTACAGCCTGGCGGCGTTGAATGCCCGCGATCTGGCGGCCGCGGCGCCGTCCTCCATGACCCCGACGCCGACTCCGACGCCGCCACCAGGCGGGCCGGAGCCGACGAAGGCGATCGAGTTTGACGAAGGCGCGGCGATCGTGATCTTCAAGGCCCGCGCAGTCGTGAAGGGCGTGGCGGTGCCGCCTCTCCCCGCCGAGCGGCCCGTCGAGAAGAAGGCGGCCTGACGCGTGGAGAAATTCATCGATCTGATTCTCGACACGATCAAAGGCGTCGCCGACGGACTCTCTGCGCGGATCGTCGCTCTCGAAGCCCGAACGCTCGAACCGGGCAAGGACGGCGCACCCGGCGCGAAGGGGGATCCCGGTGATCGCGGCGAGCTCGGGGCGACGGGGGAACCGGGCCCCACCGGTGAGCGCGGGGACAAAGGCGACGCTGGTGACCGCGGGGAGAAAGGCGACGTCGGCGATCGCGGGGAACAAGGGCCACAGGGCGAGCCCGGACCCGTGGGTCCGCCAGGGGACGCGGGGTCTCCCGGCGAGAAAGGTGAGCAGGGATCCCTCGGATTACCAGGGGAACCAGGGCCGCGGGGCGAGAAAGGTGAGCCAGGCGCACCCGGCCTCAACGGGAAAGATGCGCCGCTCGCGAAGGACGGGATCGACGGCAAGGACGGGCGCGACGGGCAACCCGGCGTCCCGGGCCGCGATGGCGGACCGGGCACGAACGGCCTCGACGGCAAGGACGGGCTCGACGGGCTCGGCTTTGACGAGCTGGACGCGGTGTACGACGAGCAGGGCCGGCTCTCGTTGCGGTTCGTGCGGGGCGAGGTCGTGAAGACGGTCCGCGTGCCCGGCCTCGTCGACTGCGGCGTCTATCGCGAGGGCGTCGCCTATCAGAAGGGGGACGGCGTCACCTTTGGCGGGTCGTTCTTTCTTGCGCAGCGGGACACCCACGCGAAGCCGGAAACGAACAGTGAGTGGCGACTCGCCATCAAGCGCGGACGCGACGGCAAACCAGGCCCGGACGGGAAACCAGGTCCGCTCGGCCCCAAAGGCGACAAAGGAGATCACGGCCCGAAATGGTGAAGACCTCGAACGCGCCCGTCTACGCGTCGGTGCCCCGATCGTGGGAAGGGGAAACCGCGGTCGTGCTCGCCACGGGCCCAAGCCTGTGTCAGGCCGACGTCGACCAGGTGCACGGCCGCGCGCGCGTGCTCGCGATCAAAGACGCGATTCGCCTGGCGCCCCAGGCCGACTGCTGGTATGGCTGCGACGCGAAGTTCTGGCGGCACTACGGCGATCAGATCCACTTCACGGGCCCGAAGTACTCGCTCGATCCGTTGGCCTCGAAGTGGGCGGGCGTGCTCCGGCAGACCGGGTTCAATGGGCTCGAGCTCGACCCAACGGGCCTCCGGACCGGGAAACATTCAGGCGCCCAGGCGATTGGTCTTGCCGTCCATTTAGGAGCCAAGCGGATCGTTCTGCTCGGCTATGACTTGCAGGACGGCGCGAAAGGCGAGACGCACTTCACGAAACGCCCGTACTCGACCAGTGTGTCGCCGTATGCGGCGTTTCTCCCGTGGTACGAGACCGCGGTCGCTCCGTTGAAGCAACTCGACATTCAGGTGATCAACGCGAGTCGGGTTTCTGCCCTCACGACGTTTCCGCGGATGTCATTGACTGACGCTTTACGCGTGGGGCATATCGATGCAGCGGCGTAGTCAGAATTCGTTCAACGCTCCACCCGCTCCGGAGGCGCGCGTTGACCGCGTTGCGCGTCAGCCCGAGACGCACGCACCAGTCCTGCAGGCACAGCGTGACGCCATCCAGCGTCAGCAGCCGATTCTGCGAGGTGTTGCGACTTTGCTCACGATAGCTCGCCCAGCGGCAATTCTCCGGAGAGTACGGGCCGTCATTGTCGAGGCGCTCAATGGTCAGCGGGCCTTCGGGTCGCGGTCCCATGTCAGCGATGAAGCTCGCGAAATCCTTCCAGCGCTCACATACCGTAATGCCGCGGCCTCCGTAGCGGGAAAACCTGGGATTCTTCGGGTTCGTGCATCGGCGAAGCATCGAGGCCCACACGGAGTACTCGGGGCTCATGCTCCGGTGCGTCGTCGCTCCGTGTCGGAAATTTCGATCACGCTTCCAGCAGCCACAACTGCGCGTCTTGCCTGTCGCGAGATTTCCCGTGTGCACAAAGGTCTCGGTCCCGCACGAACATCGGCAACGCCACACGACATTGTTGCCACTGCGGCGATCTGTCGGCTCAATCGCGGTGAGGCGACCGACGATCGCGCCACTGAAGTCCCGCGCTGTAGTACGGTGTGCCCTAGCCATGCCGTCTCCTCCTTCAAAGGAGCGGTGTCGGTGAGGAGCAGGGGATCGCGCTCAACGGTCCTCTGCGCCGCTCCATCCTATCTCGGAACGGCGGTGGGCGCATGACACTCCAGCCCCCGTTCCACGTCTACATCGGCTGGGATGTCAGAGAAATGCGCGCCTGGAACGTGGCGCAGCTCACCTTGCGACAGCGCGCCCTTGATCCCCAGAACGTGCTCGTTCACCGGATCGCAATGCCCCAGTTGCGCGCGTGCGGGTTGTACACCCGACCGACCCAAGAGAAACCAGGCGGTGGGTATCTCGACCGACTCTCCGCGCGGGAAGACTACGACGGCAGTCTCGCCACTGGGCACGCGATCGCGCGGTTCCTCGTCCCGTATTTAGCGGGGTACGCCGGATCCGTGTTGTTCGTCGACGGCGATGTGTTGTTCCGCGACGACGTCGCGCGCCTGTTCGCGTTGGGCGATCCGCAGTACGCCGTGCAAGTAGTGCAGCATCACCACGCCCCGACGCACACCGAGAAGATGGACGGGCAAACGCAGACGCGCTACCTCCGGAAAAACTGGTCGAGCGTGATGTTGTTTCACTGCGGCCATCCGGCGAACCGCGCGTTGACGGTCGATCTGGTCAATACGGTCCCTGGACGGGATCTGCATCGGTTCTGCTGGCTCGAGGACGGGCTGATCGGCGCGCTGCCCGCGCGGTGGAACGTGCTCGTCGATGTGGAGCCCTACGACGTCGACGCCGCGATGGTCCACTTCACGGAAGGCGTCCCCGACATGCCCGGCTATGAGCACGTCGCGTACGCCGACGAATGGTACGCGGCCGCGAAAGGCTGTGGGTATCGACTCCCGCGGCCGGCGCTCGATCTGCAGGTGCCGGCGTGATGCCCCAGACACTCGTCGCGGTCGATCCCCAAGCCCCTAGCACGGGAAATCCAGGGCCGCGCGACAAAGTTTCTCCCGTCGTTTCGTCGAAGGCGATTCGTTCGCTCGAGGTCCTGTCCTTCGTGCAGAGTCCGCGCGCCGATGCCACCCTCGCCGCCATCGCGCAGCAGGCGCTCCGATCGAAGATCCGCGTCACGGCCACGCGCACGTTCCGCGGCGGCGCCGATCTGTTGCTCCTGTGGGGCCCCGGCGCGCCGGATCGCGTGGCGCCGATGCGCCGGCAGCTCGCCGCGGGCGGCCATGTCGCGGTCTGTGATCTCGCGTACTGGCACCGCGATCGCAAGATTCGGATTTCGCTCGATGCCGCGCACCCGTCCGCCTGGGTGTTGAAACACGACTGGCCGACGACCCGGGTCCAGGCCGACGCGATCCGCCTGACGACTGACTGGGATCCGACGGGCCCCGTGCTCGTCGCGGGGATTGGCGACAAAGCCAAAGTCCAATACGGCGCCGCGGTGGTGGCTGCGTGGGAAACCGCGATCATGGCGGAGTGTCGGCTGCGAGGTCGGACGGTGGTCTACCGGCCGAAACAGGGGAGTCCCGTGCCGATCGCCCAGGCGTTACAGGGGTGTGGCTTGGTGGTCACCTGGCATTCGAACGTGGCCGTGGATGCCATTCGCCAGGGGATTCCGGTGGTCTGTCGCGAGGGCGCGGCCGCGGCGGTGTGCGGATCCGAGCTGCCTGCGGACGTGATGCCGCCGCCGCTGCCGATGCCGGTGCGGGATCGCTTTCTCGCGAACCTCGCCTGGTTTCAGTGGGACCTGCCGAGTGAGCGCGCGGCGTGCTGGACCTGGCTGACGCAGGTGCTCGCATGAGAATCGTGAGCCCGTATCGACCGGTGCCGGCGGTGCGCTCGAGCCAGGACGGCTTCGACTGGATTGGGGCCTTGCGGATGTTGCGCGCCAGTGCCGCACGATCGACGGGCTGCGAGGTCGTCGCCTTGACCGACGTCGACACCGATCTCCCGGTGCCGGCGTTCCAGTTCGCGACGCGGGAAGCCCGGCTGATGCTGTGGATTCTTGAGGTGAGCCTCGCGTACCTGCAATCTGCGCACTTCGATCAGGACACGGTCCTGCTCTCGCCTGACACGTTGGTGCTCGGGGATCTGCAGCGCTACTTCGCCGGCGATCTCACGATCGTCGTGCGCCCGTTGCCGAAATATGCGGCGCGCCCGGTGCTGAACGCGGCGCAGTGGTGGCCCGTCCACGCGAAAGCCAAGTTGATTGCCTTCTATCAGCAGGCCCTGGCGATCGCCGCCACGCTGTCCCCGACGGTGATCAAGTGGGGCGCGGATTGTGAAGCGTTGCGGCAACTCATCGCGCCGATCGGGCTCGGGCTGCACCGACGCGCGGGCCTCCTGGTCTCGATGCGCGATGCCGCGACGATGCTGCGCTGCGTGAATTCGGCGGCGCTCGTGGCGCTCGAGCAGCAACCCACGCGGTTCCGGTTTCCGGCGCCGATCGCCGATTTCAAATATCGCAGCAAGCGGTACATGCCGCCGTTCTTTGCCGCGCTCGAGCGCGCCTCGAAACGATCGGAGCGTCGGGCATGACGCTGGTCGTCTTCACGGCCGTCATCGGCGAGACCGAACCGTTGCGCGCGCCGCGGGTCGTGGCGCCGTGGGTGCGGTATCTCTGTTTCAGCGATCGCCCCTGCACGGTCGAGCCGTACGAATGGATCCCGGTGCCCGCGACGACGGCGGCGCGCCAGGCCTCGCGGCGGATCAAGATTCTGGCCGAGCATCCGATCCTGCGCGCGGCGTCCGCGACCCTCTGGCACGACGCCTCCTATCAGCTCTGGCGCGATCCGTCCTGGGCCGCCCGTCGCCTGCTCCGCGACGATCTCGTCGCGTTGAAACATGGCCGCGTGTCGCTCGAGGCCGAGGCGGTCTTGATTGCCCGGTACGGCTACGTCACCGAGGACGAAGCCACGTCGACGGTGGCCCGCTACCGCACGGAAGGCTTCGATCGCGGAGGCCTGACATCGGGCGGGCTGCTCGGGCGGCGCACGACGTCGACGGTGCAGGCGTTCAACCGGCTCTGGTGGGAAGAATCGCAACGCGTGTGGGGCGGGCGCGATCAAGGCAGTCTCGATTACTGCGCGTGGAAAGCGGGCGTGTCGATCGGCTACGTGCAAGGGCGCATCAAAGAGAACCGCTACGCGGGCTGGCGGATCCCGGTCGTGAGGCCGATCGTGGAGACGGCGGAGGTCACATGCTGACCGCCCTCGAGCTGCTCCATGCGATTGTGCAAGGGCGACCCGTGCCGGGGCGCCACGTGGTGATCAGCGCGCACCCGGACGATGAAACGATTTCCCTGGGCGGTACGGTGCCGTGTCTGACGGACGTCACGATCGTGCAGTTGACCACGGGGGTCTCGGGCGCCGTCGTGCGTCCGGACATCAACGCCAGGCGCCGGGCGGAACGGACCGCGGCGCTCGAGGTCCTCGGCATGACGGGCACGGTCACCGACCTGCACGTCTCAGGCCGCGACACCTATCAGCAGTTGCTGCCGATGCTCGAGGCCGTGCGGGCGGCGATGGCTGGTGCGGATGTCGTGTGGACGCATCCCTACGAAGGCGGGCACGTCGATCACGATGCGGCGGCCTGGCTCGCGCAGCGCGCGTGTGAGCGGACGTCGATCCTCCGGCTGGAGTTCGCGTCGTATCACAGCCACGCGGGCCGGAAGTCCACGTTCGGCGCGTTCTGGCCCGATGCGCGGGTGGCGGAGGTCGTGGTCCGACTCACGGGCGCCCGACTGGCACGCAAACGCGCCGCGATTGCCGCGTATGGCAGTCAGGCGCACATCCTCCGGAAGTTTCCGCGCATCGAGATTGAACCCTTGCGGGTGGCGCCGGTCTACGACTTCCGGAAGCCCTCGCCGCCCCCGAGCTCGCGGTGGGACAGTCGCGCGTATCAGCCGACAACGACGATGTGGCGCGCCGCCGTGGCCGAGGCCGATCGCGTCCTCAACCAGGTGGCCGCATGACGACGACCACGCACGCCCTGAAAGCCGTCGGCGCCTGGACCTTCCCGGCCGACGACGAGTTCATGGCGAAGGAACTAAAGGGCGACGAGTATCAAGCCTCCCATCTGCGGTTGGCCCTCGCGCACGTGACGGACTGGTCGGTCGCGATCGATGGCGGCGCGCATGTCGGGACCTGGAGTCGGCTGTTGGCCGCTCGCTTCGCGCGGGTGATCGCCGTCGAACCGAGCCCCGATACGTACGAGGCCCTCACGATCAACATGGCCCACTTCGGCTGCGGGTCCGTCGAGTGTCTCCAGGTGGCCGTGGGCGCGTCCGCCGGCGTCGTCTCGATGGCGCCGCTCGAGGCGCGCGCGGCCGCGCTGCACAACACGGGGGCGCGCTTCGTCCAGCACGGCGGCACGATTCCCTGCGTGACGATCGATAGCTGGGAGCTGCCGAGCTGTGGGTTCGTGAAGCTCGACATCGAAGGCTCAGAAGTGGACGCGTTGAAAGGGGCCGTCAACACGCTCGCACGCTGTCGGCCGATCGTGCTCTTCGAAGACAAGGGCTTCTGTCGACGGTTCGGGTACGGGAAGGACGCGCCCCAGCAGTTCCTGGCGAGCGTGGCCTATCAGCATCTGCAGGACGCGGGCTGCGATCGGATCTGGGGGCCGCGATGACGGAACCCCAGATTCCCAACCGCACCGCGCTGGCCGACTACTTCGCGGCCTCGGGCTTTACGCAGGGCGCCGAAATCGGCGTCGGCGATGGCTTGTATGCACGCACGCTCCTGGATCGGATGCCGGCGCTGCACCTGGTGGCTGTGGATCCCTGGGACGGCGGCGGCGGCAACCGACGCGACGACGGGAGCTATCGGGTGACGTGTCTGTTACTCGCGCCGTTCATGCGGAGCGGGCGCGTATTGGTGCTCCGGACGACGAGCGTGGACGCGTTGCGCGTGGTGCGGGACGGCAGTCTCGACTTCGTGTTCATCGACGCGGCGCACGAGCGCGAGTTCGTCACCGACGATCTCGAGGGCTGGACGCCGAAGGTGCGATCGGGCGGCATCGTGTCGGGCCACGACTACTACACGGTGAAGAACGGCCCGGTCAAAAGCGGCGTCGTGCAGGCCGTCGATGCCTTCGTCGCGGCGCGCGGGTTCGCGCTCCAGACCACGCCGTGGGATCGCACGAATCCCGATCGCGATAGTCGGCAACCGTGCTGGTGGTTTCGGCAGGAGGCGGCATGAGGGCCACCCTCACGCCGCATCGCGCGTTTCTCGAGACGGACTTGTTGCCGCGCTGGGCGAAGGCTTTTGGTCCGGACGCAGTCGTCCTGAACATCGGCGCCGGCAGCCGCCCGTATCGCGAGCATTTCGTCTGCACGATGCGGACCTCCGATAAGCGCGCCGAGGTGGGCTGCGACGAGACGCCCACGATGCCGACG